ACTTTTAAGGGTATGATTTTTAGACAGGTCATACCCTTAAAAGCCGCATAAATACAAGAAAAGCACGGTATTTAGCCATTTGGCAACCGTGCTTTTTAAAGTGAGCGTGCGGGGATTCGAACCCCGGACAACTTGATTAAAAGTCAAGGGGTCAAAATGCTCTCAAACCGCATAAACTCATGTTTTCTCAATTTTGGTTGGAACGAAAATGGAACATTCTCGCTTCAACGTTGTTTATAATATCACATCATTTTCGACAATGCAACTACTTTTTTCGATTTTTTTTCAAAGCCGTGCAAGTTTTCTTTCCTGCGTATGTTCCAGACGTGTTCCATCCTAACTGTTTCCAGTATTTCTTCAAAGCCTGCGTTGTCTTTGCTCCCCAGATTCCATCAATAGCTAATGGATGTTCGTTTGCGTATGTACAATTTGCGTTCAGTTTTTTCTGTAACCACTTGATCGCATTCTTGGAAGAGTTCTTTTTTACAACGCTGTATGATACTTTTACGTTATCATATTTAGGTCGTCCATATCCTGCGATACGACTATTGCCTAAAGCATAAGACTTCTTGCATACAGCACCACCGTTTGGTACAACGGCTGTTCCATTAGAGGTGTTGCCCTCGATTGTGAACACCATCTCATCAGTTACTGCATACACAATCCCAGTGTGGCAGATTCTTTGAGAGTTCTTAAAGAAAATCTGGTCTCCAATCCGTGGTGTTTTATGCCACTGGTCACTGTCTTTGAATTTTTGTGCTGATGTTGGAGTGTATGCACTAAATCCATGTAAGAGATTTTTTGCTACATCCCTGCCGTATGCCTGCACCATACACCAATCCACGAACATGTCACACCAGTAAGCATCTGGTCCGTTAATACCAAAGTATGCTCCGTACTTAGTGTAGTTGTTGCTACCTGCATTTTTTGTTTTATCGTTAAGATACTTATTACTTTTCTTTTCTAAGTAACCAACTTCTCCTTTAGCTACATTAAGAACCTTATTGACTGTGTTCGCCATTGTTAGTCCTCCTTTTTGTATTCAATCACTTCTGCAATATCATTTTTACTTTTTGCAAGTTCACTATCTCCTACTCCCGGTGTTGTTGGGTCAACTAAGATACCCATAACTCCTAATAAGTTAATAAGGATACCCAACACCTGCACTACGTCATTCTGGGAGATTGGAACAACGACATTTAAGATACCTAAAACCTGATAGATAAATGCCACTGCTGCCATAATCAGTGATGTTAATGTTGCCTTATTTTTTAATCTTAATTTGAGATTCATAGTTTCTCCTTTCATTTATTAAGTGTTTGTGTTAATATGTGAATGGAGATTTTCTTCTTTCTTAATCTCCATTTGTAATTTATTTACACCTTGCTTCATGCAGGGTGTTTTTTATTTATACGTTAAATAGTGATTTTTCCAGTTTACAGTACAAAGATTATGGAATTGATGGATTTGCCATTAAAATAAATAGTCAACTAGCAATGATTTATATGTGGTATGGCAAAAGTTTGACAGGCGGTAATACAAATCAAACTTTATTAACATTGCCCAACGGTATTACATTTAACAATGAAGTTTTCACTCCTTGTGAAATCATTGACGGAAGTTGGACTCCACGTGGAAATACTGGGTACATAACTATACATAACAATACAGTGGACATAAGATGCAAAGATACAACATCTTACGGTGTCGTAATAGCAAATGTGATTGTTCCTGCATCATACATTAATATTCCATAGTTCTATTAACTAAATAATGATTTTTCTTTCGATTTTACATTAGTTCCAAACGGCAACTTAAAAACCTATTTGAATGTCTTTAAAGTCAAAAATAAGCTTATTATAATTGGTGGCATTGACGTTCCGTTTCGATGGGAAAAAACATATTCTTTTTTGACAATAAACGGATTGACTGCCGTAAAATCTGAAAGCTGTATGTTAGTACATGTTCAAGCGAGTGGACAGGAAATCACATTGTTAAACATTCCTAAAGGTGGCAATCGAGATTTAATGCATACACTAATTAGTGATTTAACTTATAAAAAGATTGCGTCAAATATTCCAAGTTCAACAAAATATACAATTCCAAGTGAATATAAAATGGCAATTCTTGTTGCAACAATTAATTATCCTAATGCAATAAGTCCGCAATTCACGTTCATGTTTCCAAATTTAACAGAAACAAATCGTATATCTGATGGTTACTGGTATGACAACACTTATCACGCAAGCTTTATGGCATGCAACGATGGAAATGTTGTTTACTTTGCTTCAAATTGGCAAGTAGTGTCTCCAACAGGTACAGTTACTTATGATGTTTATGCAAGGTAAGTTAATTATCAAATACGATTCCACCTTGGTCTATATATACTCTAGGTGGAGCAATTACCGTATAATATCCCCATTGTGGGAGATTACAAATTTGTATAGACGTACCGCTTGCACGGCAATACACGTTACTAGATATAATGTTTGATGTGCCGTCAATTTGAACGTTTGAACCACTTACATTTACTGTAATTAGAGAGCATATTGGACTTCCATTCCCGTTTCCATAAAGAAGCAAAGCAAACTTATCACATGTTTTTTGAACTGTAGTATAGTTTTCTATTGATATATAGAAATCATTACCAGAACCACTTGTTTTTAGCACAATGTTCCTTGATCTATTTGTTAAATCACTATTTAACGTAGAAATATCTGATTGTATTTTACTTATACTATCTTCTATATTTCCAATCCCTAATTTAGTTTTTATCAGAGACACGATCGTTGACCACTTAACCTTACTGGCGGTACTCCCACCAGTAAGCATGTAATCATCATCTGATATTGTCTTTTTCTCTGTTAAATCCGATATATGTACTAAAGGTATATTGATTGCCATAACATCACTCCTTAATTCAACTTGTTTTCTCTGACGTAGCTTCTGATAGCATCAATGTGCTTTTTAAGTTCTTTATCTACTACCCAGAAATTTTCTTTTTTATTCTGTGACAATGGTTCTCCTGTGTTATCGTCAATCTCATTGTATGTGTATGATACTCTGTCTCCACCGTCAATATTTAATACCATAAAGCTACTCAACTGTTTCATTTAACATTTCCTCCTGTTCTTTAATCAAATCGTTGATTTCTTCCATATATTCTTTCTCATAGTCAATCACTTCTTCTTTTTCTGAGTTATCGAATTTTTCAAGTCGTTCAAATTCGTAATCTTTCTGAATTGCTTTGATTTCCCACGAGAACTTAAGATTTTCAGTACCTTTTACAACAAAGTAACTATCGGTCTTTTCTTCTACCCATATATCGCCTTGCCCCTCTTTCTGCAAGAATACTTGGTACTCAACACCTGTGTTTACTGTCTCTGAAAATATATCGTTAATGTCTATGTAACATTTTCCTGTATTATCAGTACATCCAGAACCTATATCCCCAAAATATGGGGTTGCTGTTTCATAACAATACTGCTTTCTTGTATCGTAATTTTCTGTATCTATGATTCTGTTTTTTGTTCCTGCAACAGACAAACTTCCGCCAATAGTAACTGGCTGATAAAAACTTGATTTTTCTTTTCCAAAATGAAATTTATAATTACTTACCGACCCAAGATAAAGTGATTCATCCGTCATATGCATTGTTATGTCTGTTTGTACTGTAATTGGTCCACTGCTGTTATTTTTTAATACAATCTCATCTGGGGACAAAATCGCACATGCACCAGTTCCATCCTTGTTTTCAGATAAATATATACCACCGAACACGTCTGGTGTTATACACACATATGATATTGGCTTTTCTCCCATGCCTGATATATAATGCGTTACGACTATCCCTTTCGTGTTTATGTCAACAATTTCATTGTCATTTGCATCATAAACGTGCATTTGTCCATTACCGTACGTGTTTGCTTTTCCACCAAGATTTAATGTTCCACCTCTAGCATAAGTAAAGTTGATATACAACTTACCGTCAGACCCACGATAAATACCTTGCCATGCTCCGTCGTTGGTCAGCAGATTGAATATATCTTCGTGAGTCAGTGCATCTACGTCAATGGCTACTGGAATTGTCTCAATATCCAACACCTGTGAAAATCCACCTGCGGCATACATCGTACACCTTAACGCTGTAAGATTTCTTGAGATACCGATACCACTTGAACCGCTTGCTGTGATACCGCTTGAACCACTCGCCAATACAGAATACAGTGCATGGGTAATGTCCGTTTCATCCGCTGATGAAGTATAAACGGTCGTGTATGTATCTCCGTCCGTTGTTTCCTCAATCTTGAATCGACACTTATAAGCTGTACGTGCTGTTGCTGTACCGTCACGGTAGTAACCAGATAATGTGATGTAGTTCGGCACAATCGTGTTGTCCGCAGACATTTTCACAATGCTTGACGATGTTTCCATGAAGTACGTTCTTCCTGCACTTCCTTGATCGCCTTTATCTCCCTTTGCTCCGTTGCTTCCGTTACGACTGACTGAATAAGAAGTTGTTGTCGTGTTGTTTGTGTAGGTAGTAATCGTTCTAGTCCACAAATATTGTCCTGCACTTGTAGATGGAACACTACCAGACCATGTACCTGTTGGAACTGCTGTACCGCTACTTGACACTTGATAAGTGATTGCAGTTGATTTGATTCCGTTTCCAGTTGGTCCAATATTGCCTTGAGGACCCTGCGGACCTGTTGCCCCTGTCTCGCCTTTAGCACCAGTCGCTCCAGTCTCTCCCTTGATTCTTGCCCAAGTGTAAGAACCAACCGTTGTAGGGTCTGCTTGGTTATAGTCGGTGCAAGTTCCGATATATGTTCCAACGTCCTCTCCCGAATTAGAAGTGAACGTCTTACCGCCATCGTTACTATACTTAACATGGAAATATGGTGTTTTACCGTCCGCACCTGCCTTACCTGCCGTTCCATTCGTTCCGTCATTGACAGTCTGTGTATGTGTTCCATTTTTATCTGTAATTGTGATGGTTGTTACTGTACCGCTTTTTGAAATTGATACTGTCGGAGATACACCGTCATTTCCTTTAGCTCCCTTTTCCCCCTGTGGACCAGTAGCACCAGTTTCTCCCTTTGCACCCTGTTCCCCTTTAGCTCCCATCTTACCGATGGAATATGTTGTGCTTGTGGTTTTGTCAGAGTAAGTATATATGGTTCTCGTCCACAAATACTGATTTTCTGCAACGCTTGGTGGTGTTTTACTCCATGTTCCTGTTGGTGCCGTTGTTCCACTGCTAGATGCTTGATAAGTCGTTTCTGAGCCTGTGATGCTTCTACCGCTTGCTCCTGTTTCTCCCTTATCTCCTTTTGCACCTGTTTCTCCGGGGATACCGCCTTTTAATTTCGCAATGTCAAATCGTTTCGTAACTGAATAAGTATTAAGGTAATTAGCTGTAATATCTACCCATCCAACATCTGTTGTTAATGCTGTCACAGTGTAGGTATGAGTTGAATTATTCCATGAACCTACGACACCGCCCGACTTCTGCACATTATAAGTACAGTCGTTAGATATATCGGTATGACCGTATAAAACCTGTGCTGTCGTGTGACACTCTGGAAATGATGTGTACTCTCCCTTATAATCTGTCGTGATTGCTTGATAATCGTTGTCCAGATTGATAATCATTGCACGAGATTTTCTGGCTTCTTCCAGTGCCTTATTGGCTGTCTCATCGTCCGTGTACTTGTTAAGCTTCTGCCAGTCGGTTTCCACATAGCTTGCACCGTCCGCTCTTGCTACAACGCATGTAAGAATGTCTCCGTTTTGACCTTGATTCCACATATCTCCTGTGTCATAAGGTGGTGTAGGCTGTGTCAGAAATACACGGCATTTACTGTTTGCCGTAGACTGTGCAAAAGATGCTGTCTGCAATGCTTTTGTAACGTCTGTATCTTGTACTAACTGCCACTTCCATGTGTCGCCATCTTTGAAGAATCTGTAGGCATATCCTTTTGATTTCCAGTAAAACAAGTCTCCCTCATGCTTCTTTTTATCATCTTCTGTTGTCCAGTCAGAAGCAGGGATATTTTTAAGATTTGGCTCGTAATCGTAGTAGAATGTCTCAATCTGCCCGTCTATTTGATTCTGCAAATCTGACACACTTTTTGTAACTGTTTCTGCAAAGTCTGATACTTTACCATCTGCATAATTTTTAGATTCTTTTACTGCATCACTAATTGCTTCTGGTGCTGTTTTGCCACCAATCGTGACGTTATCTCCAGAAATCTTTACAGTACCAGTCTCCATATCTGCATAGAAGATAATATTTTCAGATTTATCTTTGACTGTTAATGCACCAGTGTTGATATAATCTGCATTGATTCCCTCTGTATAAAGCAATCTTGCTACCATTTCCCCAGTGATCGTGAATCCATAAGGATATGTCTTACCTCCATCAATAGAAAATCCAATAACCTCTGCTGTCAATTTGATAACATTCTTTGATTCTTTCATTGTCGGTTTATCATGGAGATAATATATAGTTGAACCATCCAATAGCACTTCCTGTGTTGAATACATTCCGTTACTATTTTTTAATGCTTCTTGCATCTTATCTAAAGCATTTTGACGGTTATTTCTTTCCTGCTCAACTAACTGTTTCCCTTGTATGATCGCTTTTTGATTACTTGATGTGTAGTTGCTCTGGTTACGCAATGGAGATTCTGCACTATTCTTTAATGTTGTATATCCGAAGAATACAAAGTTTACATCTGTTAATACAGAATAGAAGCTATTTTCTCTCCAATCTGTAACTTTAATCTTATCCATAAACTCAGCTATCGGATAAGATATATAATCCATCGTAAATCCACGGAATGTCACTGATTTAAATTTGTCATAAACCCAAGAAACAAGTGTTTCCTCATGTCCTTTTACAAGTGGATTCTCTAAAGATAGGATATAGCTGTCTGCACCTACCTTTACAGTTTCTTCAACATCTTCTTCATTCTCGTTTCCCTCTTCGTCAGTTACAGTTTTTTTGACAGTACGTGTCATTTGTACGCCTGTTACCTGCACATCATTTGTATCATTCGTCAGAGTGTTGTAATCAGTCAAATCATGGATGTTACCACTATTGTAGTTAAAATCATAGGTCATTATCTGTAAATGCCCTGTACGGTCAATTCTTGCGTTTCCACAGGCAATCATAGAAATAAAACCTATAATCTGTCGGTGCGTGTACTCGCTAGATGGCATGGTTGGTATCTGGAAGTCGTTGTGTAAAAAGTTACTGTCGCCTATCAAGATACCGCAGGTATCACAACTATCAACTAACACACTCTTTGCTGTCGCAGGGAACGTCAATGTTGTGCTGTATGCCTTATCAGCTTTGTACATATCATCGTATCCGACAATAGTTACAACGTTTCCGTAACTCTCTGGCTGTGTAACTGTAAATGTACCGTATTCAATTTTTTCTGTTGTCTCTGATAATTCAAATGTTAGATACAGTCTGATTTTTGCTCCGAAGAAGTCATAATTGGATAAGTGATCATCGTCATTCATGATTTCTAACTGTACATTACGGCTGAGTGCAACACCTAAAGGAATGGTGTTAGCACCTGCCGCATCGACCAGACTATTATTATCTATTGAAAAATCATCTTCTCCTAATGGCAGTACAGTTCCATTCGCAAGCGTTACTTCTGCATTGCATTTAAAATTTTGTCGTTCTGTCATTAGCTGTTTAAATTCATCACTTACATTTATCATATCGGGTTAACCCCCTGCATATTGAAAGATATACTTGATACTTTTTCATGGTTATTTTTAAGTGTTTTTATCTTAATGTCCGATACCTGTCCGACATAAAACTTTGCTGTTCTCCACTCTCCGTAAAATACAGAAAAATAATGTAAATCAAAAGATTTACCACGTGCCACCATTTCTAATATTTCCGTAACCTTAGACATTGGCACATCCGATGCACTGTATGTAAATCGCTCTACTGTGAACATCGGGGTAAACTTTCCTTTACCAGACTGTGCCCTCGTGCTACCTTGCGTATAGGTAGTTTCAAAAGCTACGGCTGTGTCTGAATCTGGTTGCCAGACTTTTTTATTATTGATTTTTATATAATCCTGTGCCATTTTTTACTCCTTTCTACGCAAGGCTGAATGGATTTCTACCATTACTCATTTGTCTTAGTTTTGCTTCTTCGATAAATTCATCAAACAACGTCCTGCGGTTAATCTGTGCTGTGAAATGATAATCCCCACCATTGTTACCGCTGTTGTCTGATTCTAAAGACTTCATAACAGATAATAGCTGTTCAAGTAAATTGAGTACATCATTGTTGCTGCTATCTGTACTGTGTTGCTTTTGTGCGATCACTGCGGATGCTTTCGCAGGTATTACCGCTCCACTTGCTACATATGGTGCTGTAAATGGTACATTTGCCAACTGTTTAGATTGGTCTAATAATGTATCAATCGTATCTGGGAAAGCTTTTTCAAGACCTACTGTGATACCTGCAGGTATCATCTTACCTACCGTATCTCTCATAAGTCTTGATGGAGAATGGATTCCAAAGAAATCTTTTACTGCGTTCCATGCTTCTTTTGCAAGGTCCATCATTTTATTTACAAGTCTGTATGCATTGTTTCCAACACCTTGAACAATTCCCTTTACAACATTTAGTCCAACGCTTCCCCAGTTCATTTCTGAGAAAACTGTTTTCATCTTTCTGATAGCTTCTTTCACTGGACTGTCAGAGTTTCCTGCCATCAAACTTTTTAGCTTTTTCAGCCCGCCAACCATCTTGTCTCTTACATTTTCGACTTTATCAACAACGCCTTGCTTCTTCTCTTCAAATGTGTTCTTGACATTTTCCATGGCATCGCTTGCATGCGTGCCAAAGTTAGATATAACTCCTTTGAATCCGTCAGACACACTATTTTTCACTGCTTCCGCTTTCGCTTTAACAGTTGATAAATTCTGACCACTTAGATTATCTCTAATTTTTGACATTGCGTCATTTCCAAACTGTCTAAACTTTTCAACGACACCGCTTACATTATCTTCAATCCCATGCCTTAATGTACTTGCTGTTGATTTAACAGTTTCAATACCGCCAGAAATCTTTTCTTGCAGTCCGTTGACAATTCCTTGTCCCCATGTTTGAGCATTTTCTGGTAATTTTTCTATTCTTTCTTTGATGCCATCTCTTAAATCTCCTGCTTTTTCTTTCACAGATTCCCAACCTTTTTTGATTGTTTCTCCTGCTTTTCCTATGCCGGATGCAACGGTATCAAATCCACTCTTTAATTTTTCCCATGCACCTTTGGCAAATTCTGCAACCTTTCCTGCGACTGCTTTGACCTTATCCCAGTTTAATACGATAAGTGCAACTCCTGCGACTATCGCAGCAACAATAACTCCTGCCGGAAAAGTGAAAAGTGCAGCTAAGCCACTTAATGCTGTTCCTATCATAGATACAAATGAACCAATCGCAGGTATTAACGTTGTTGCAAGTATTCCCTCTGCACCAAATATAGCTACTAATCCTGTCGAAAGGCCACTTGCGATTGTTCCAATAATTCCACCGCCACCAGATTTTCCAAGTGCTAATATGATATTCGCTAATAAGCTTTTTCCAGTAAGCATTTTAGAAAAGCTTCCTGCCAAATTGATTGCTCCAATCGCTGTACCAAGTGCTAACGCTAATTTTCCTGCTGTTGTACTTGCTAAACCAGAAATCAAACCGCCAAGAACATTTGTTATAATTGTGAATACTTGACTAAAGATTGTACCCCAGTCAATATTGTTTAGGAATGTTCCAATTCCTCTTCCAAGTCCATTCCAATCGGTGTTTTGTGCAACACTAGCAAACACACCTAACAGACTTGTCACTGCATCACTTAACGTCTGCCCTGCCGTTGCCCAATCAATTCCTTGAATCATAGCATTAAGACCATTAGTGATGTTCTTTGCAATTCCAGACCAATCCACTGTCTTTACAAACGCTCCTAACGTTGCAAATGCTCCGTTGATTCCTTTTACTAACGTATCGGCAATTGTTGTGAAATTAACTTTATCAAAGATTCCATTAACAAGATTTCCTAGAGATGTTCCAAGTTCTTCCCAACCAGTCAACCCAAGATTGCTTTTTCTTGACATGTCAGAAACAAATCCGTTAAAGATATTCCATGCAATCATAAATTTGTTTCCAAGCAGATTTCCTAAGTTGGTCCAATTTACCTCATTGACTAACCCACGGAATCCTACTGAAAATTTCGTTCCAAGATTTTTCCAGTCGATACCATCAATTAAGAGATTCATTGTATTGACAAGTGTATTAATACCTGCACCAACAGTTCGTCCGAGTAAATCCCAGTCAATGTGATCTACAAGACTATTGAACGTTCGTGTAAATGCATTTACAAAATACGTTATCTTCGGCCCTATATTATTCCAATTGATAGCATCATAGATTTTTTGCAATCCTTTATTGATACCGCTTGCGATATATGCTCCAAGTCCTT